GTGCAGAACTACCTCGAAACAATCGGATTTATCTCCACCGAGCAGGAGGCAGGGGCGCCGGGGAGTGGGGGCGCCCCTGCCTCCTGCTCGGTGGAGATAAATCCGATTGTTTCGAGGTAGTTCTGCACCTCTTTACGCATCTTGCGCGCGTTGTTGGTGTCCACCTGTTCCATGGCATTGAGGAGTGCGCCCAGCCGGGCCATGACGGTGCGCTGCGCGATGGGGGTGAACTGCGCGCCTGACTGCCTTTGCTGCTCAAGGAAATCCATGATGACGCCGATGCGTTGCTGGTAATTCTGGCCGGGCTTGACGGGAATCATCTGGCCCACCAGCAGCGACGGGATCACCCTTTGCTCGTCCTCGATCTCGTCCTGCAACTTGGCGTTGGGGTCCTGTAGCAGCCTTGGCACAAGGCTTGGGTCCTCCAGTTCAAGGATGGACTTGTCAAGCTCGGGCTGGTTGATCCACGGTGAATTCTGGAAAAGCATCTTTCTTTGCACCGCACGATTGAGAAGCATCTGGCGGCTGACCATGTCCATGCCGCCCCGTGGCTCAATCTGGTACTCCTCATGGAGCGCCACGGGGTCAACCATCAACTGGTCCTCAAGGAAACGGTACTGGAGCGAGCGCGAGTCGAACTGGATGAGGAGCGCCCATGCGTGGCGGAACAATCCCCCGAGGCCCTGCCGGAAAAGCCTCAGTCGCAGGTCCATGTTCTGGCTGGACTGCGCGTTGATCGACTCGATCTCGGTGGCGGTTCGACGGTCCCGGTTTTGCGCGGCCATGTTGAGCCCGTAATCGGGCACCGTCACGCGCTGCTCGGCTATGACCAGTGCGCGCTGCATTTCCTTGTCGAAATCCAAAGGCGGAGCGGGCATCGGGACCGGGGCGATGCCGAAAGGCAGAATTTGCCCCGGATTCATTCTGAGGTTGACCGAGTTTGGCAGGTCCCGCTCCGCCCGGAACAGGGGGCGGTTGTACAGCGTTGCTGCGTCCATCTTGTCATTCCACGTCTTGCACAGGCTCGCCTCAAAGGGCGCGAGCATCTCGCACACCCCCCTCGGGCTGTACCATCCGCCATCGGTGATCTCGTACATGGCGGACACAAACGGTGGTTGGCCATGGTCATAGGGAACCTCCATCTCCTTTCGCAGCGGTATATCCGGTGCGGCAGGCGAGAAACATTTCATGCGCCACTTGCCCTCATCGTCCCGCGTATAAACCTCCCACACGATCACCTGGTCACGGTCCTGCGTGTAGGTCAGGCCCTCCCTGATCTCGCGCTTGTTCCGCAGGTCGCTTGAAATTCCAGAGTCCTCCACCGTGCCACCCCTGATGCGGTTGATGGTGGCCTTGCTGTCATCATAAATTCCCGCCCGCTTATATGCCTCCACGCTCATGGGCATCACATGGCAGAGCCTGTCGGCATCATCAACGCCCTTGCTCCACGGCGGCACGATGATGTACATCGGGTCCACCGCCTGGAACTCCACCTGTTTCTTTTTCGGGTCCCAGAACACCTTGATCTCGGCGTGCCCACTCATCAGCACATGGTCGATCCAACTCATCACCTCGGGGGCGTAGTTGGACTGCTCATGCAGCTTGTAGGAAAACCACTGCTCCGCCGCCGTCGTAAACCCCGCCATCTGCTGGCGCATGGGGACAAACGTGGCCAACACATCCAGCCCCATTGCCTGCTGGAAAAAGCCCGGCTTGAGCTTGTTGATGGTGGTGTCGATCAGCGGGAAATGCATATCCGCAGCGTTGGGCCACGGCTTGTGCTTGCGGGCGAGCCCGTTGGTACGCATCTGGTACCACAACGCCTGCCGTGTCTCCCACGTCAGTCGCGCGTTGATGTCCTCACTGATCTCGCCAAAGAGTTTCTCGCTCATGCCTTTTTACGCAGGCTCGGGTATTTCTTTCTTGCCGCCCGCTTGATGCCTGCGGGGTTGGGCGCGTTATGCGCCAGCTTGATGGCTGACTTGGCCCGCTTGAGTGTGTTGAGGGGGTAGGAACCCTTGGGCGCCCCGCCCGCCGGTCCCGCAAAACTTGTTACGTTGGGATAGTTGCCCACGTTGCTGCCGCCGGGTTTCCTGCGTGCCCTGGCAATCCATTTGCGACTCATCTTTTTTGGTGCAGCCATGGAATTATTTCCCCTTTCTTTTGCGGTATTCAGTGAAGCATTGCGCGGCGAGTTCGGGGTGGGTGATGGCAAGCCCCTGTGAGGCTGAGTAGAGGAGTCCCCTGTCTGTGCGCGGGTCCATCAGCCATTGGCGGGCGTGCTCGATCCACCATTCTTTCCTCTCGCGGTCAGTAGCCGGTGGTGTAACCCCGGTGTCGGTTTCCTTTTCCATGGGCCTTTGATTCCCCCCTGCCAAGGTCGCCCCTGGTGGGCACGTAGTGTCCCTGCGCGTTCACTGTGCCCGGTTCCCCGCTCATCCTGCCCGGTGGTCGCACATTGCTGTGCCCGGTGGGGCTTACCCCGTTTATGTTTCGTGTTTTCTCTCCCACTAAAAAGCGCAATATCACACATCATGTGCGGGCGCAACCCTAAAGTGGGAATCCTGTGTCAGGACCCTCAATTACGTTAATCGGGGCAGATTAACGGTAAACCCCCAATTGCGCTAATGGGGGCAGGTTAACGGTAAACCCTTAATCAAGGGGTACGCATGTATCCCTTGCCATGATGCACAGGTTCACATCTAGGCAGATTAGGCCCGGATCGGTTCACATCTCCCAGTTTCCACCGCTTTTTGGTTCACATCTCCCCTGACCCTGCTCACATCTCCTACCGTTTAGGTCTTGAACTACCCTCAAAAGGGTTAACCCCATAAAACCCAAAAAGAAAAAGTTATCCACAGGCGTTCGGATGGCACTTGGACTTGGGACATCATCAGGAAAACCATGTCTGGGAATCCTGACTACAACGGTACGATTGAGGAGTTGGAATACATTCAGGCCCAACTCTGCGGGTGCATCAACGCGATGAAAAGAAACAAGGATGGGATAACAACTCAAGAAAACAACCCCGCCGAGTAAATCAAGCGGAACGGCCCCGCGTAGAGGCGAGGCCGATCCTAGTAATTGCGGCACGGGTGCCGACTTGAATGAAACCGAACAATAGCACTCACCCCGTCCCTGTCAAGGGGGCGGGGTTTTTAAGAAATCTTTTTAGCCACCGATACAGGGCACACCCATCCCGTCAGGTTGGGTAAGTGAATTAAGAAATTTGGTTCCCCAAAACAATCATACCAAACCAACAGGGTACTTATACCCTGATTGGTACAATGGTATAACTCCCCCAAGACACTGCTTTGATACCAATAATCATACTTGGTATGAAGCTGGTATAAAGATTGGTATAACTAAGAGAATCGTGCGGTATTATAGGGGTGAAACGCACTTTGCAGTGTTGGAGGATTGGCGGGATGGGGGTGGCGTTCAGTTGCCCCAAAACAATCATACCAAACTTCATACCAAGGGGGGGGCGGTTCGGGTAAGTGAATTAAGAAATTTGGTTCCCCCTTATTCCCTGCTGGCAGCGTCTGCTGCAAGGATCGTGGGGCGAAATTCCACGTCACCATCCACCACGTTATCCCGGTGGTCGGTGCCCATGGCGATGCCGTTCCAGTCATTGGATATGCAGTGGGGCTTGAGGTCGTTCAGCCAGTGTTGCACCGAGAGGAATGCCCCGCCGCCTTTCCCTGTCAACCCGCCATGCACATCATTGGGTCGTACCCTGATCATCATGCCGCGCCTGCGCGAGGTCCCCAGCCTGCCCTCCTCCATGCCGAGCCCGGCGGGTGGCGCCGGAATCCCGACCTCCCCCCTCACCCACTTGTCGCGCCCGACAAACTTTCCGCCATGCGAGAACTTTATGTCGCCCCCAAGGTAAACCTCAATCGAGTCCACGTTGGGGTGGGTGTGTTCAGGAACAATAAACTCCTTTTCAGTCAGGAACATCTGCACCTGGAAAGGCGCATTACGATAAAGCAACAATGATGTCACCGAGTCGAACCGGCCCACCGCGTCCCGCGCAGGCACCATGCCCAGCACCGGCATCTCCCGCAGGAACCAGTCACAGAATGTCTCCAGCTTGTCCATCCCTAGTGCCCCACGTCCATGCCGCCGGGCATCACGCTCATCTCAGCCAGTACCCTCGCCTCATCCATCATGTCCTGCAAGCTCGGACTCACCCCAACC